TCGACGGCCAGGCGGGCCTCGTCGGTGAACGTGGCCTGTGCGGCGGCTGCGAGTCGATCGGATAGCGTGCTCATGATGCCTCCCGTCGTTTGGCGTCTATGGCCGCCTGCGTGGCCCGCACGGCCGCTGTGAAGTCGGCCGGTAGTTGCCGCTTGGGCGGGTCCGCCGGCCCGCCTGCGGGCCGCTCGGCCCGCGGCTCGTCGTACTGGCCGCCCAGCACCCGGCGGACAAAGCCCGCCTTCACAAACTGGATCAGGGTGGGAGGGGTCTTGAAGAACCGGCACGCCTTGAGCCGGCCGATCGCCTCCACCGCCTCCTCGAGCCAGCCGTCCTCGGCCAGGCGGTCCGCGAGGCCGTCAGGCGGCTCGGGTGGCGTCCACGGCCGGCCGGGGCCGGCCGCCCAGGCCGCCCGCAGGGTGGCCCATGCCTTCCGGGACTGCGAAGCATCGCGCGGAGGAGGAGGATATTCTCCTCTTATCTCCTCTCCTCTGCGATGCGCGGGCGTCGGAACGTCCGGCGCTCGCGCATCGGAAGGCCCCGGGGGGCGTTTTCGCCCGGGATTCCGCTCTTCGTAGGCCCGGGCGCGGTCGGACTGCTGGGCTCTCGACTTGGCCGCCTGGCTGAACCGGCGATCCCATCCGGGGACAGCAACGGTAGCGGCCGTCTCGTCGATTTCCAGCCACCCGACGGCCGCCACGGCCCGCCAGAAGGCATCGTCACCGCCGCACGTCCTGACGAGGCGTGGCAGCGTCATCCGGGCCACGCCGTCGTGGCAGTGCATCGAGGCCCAGCCCCACAGCTGCAGGAGCCGGTAGACGACGACCTCGACCGGGTGGCCGGTCTCGTCGATCAGCTCCTGCACCTCCGGCTTCGCCGGCAGGGCCAGGTCGTAGGCGATCCACTCACCGGCCATCCGTGGCCTCCTTTCAGTTCAGCACGGCAACCCTGTCGTCCGTCTCTTGCTGCCGCCGCAGGACTTCCGAGATGGCCGACGTGATGTCCGTGTAGTCGCGCACGATCGGCAACTTCGTTGACTCCCTGTTGCGGATGACTTCGTCGCTCAGGATGACGCAGCACAGATCAGCGATGGCGTCGACGTTTTCATTCTCACGGTGGTGTATCAGCCGCCTGTGATTGTCGTTGAGATACACCACGTTTCCTGGAAGGTCGGCCCTTCCGATCATTCCGTCTTGCCGCGACTCCCACTCGAACCGAATGCCGGCCAAGCTGGCCTTGCCTTTGAACGTCTGGCCCGGCTGCTGATTCTTGGCTCGCTTATGCCGTCGCCCTTTACCGGTCGGCTCAACTCGACCGGTCTGGTTTTCGGGTGCCTTCCTCTTTGCCTTGCGGTCGGGATCGTCATCGACAGCAGCACACAGCAGACCGCGGAGCGCATTCGTCACCGCTCCCTCAAAAGCGGAATTACGCAGGATCATCGACTGCCGCTCGCCACGGCCGAGGAGTTCCTCACACCTCGTGTAAATCGCATGCTCAAGCGCCGCCATCTGGTCGTCACTGTCCTGGATGGCGTCCTTGTTCTTTCCGAGCTTCCATTCAGGCCCAAGGTCCACTGTCCCGCAAATCCTGCTGACGCTCTTTCCGCCAGAGCCCATGGCGCTGTTGAGGAGCACCCGGAACTCGTGGATGAACGTGAACCCCTTCCTCGGGTTCACGTGGTCGCTGGCTACGACTCCGGCGGTCAGTTGAACTCGCTTCCCGTTCACCAAAAACGACTCGCGGACAACTTCGCCCTCAAATTCCGGCAGCTTCCATGCAGCCACGGTTAGCTTCTTGCTGCCCGACTCGATGGCGATCTGCTTCCCATTCCAAAGGGCTGGAGCGAACAGGTACCCCAGCTCATCGGCAAGCGCCGCCAGGTCTCCCGGTCTGTTGCGCCCGGTTCTGCGGAACAAGAGCCTCGTGCCGCGCTGCTGCGGATCCTGGACAGGGCACGCGGTCGGGTCAGGCACGTTCCAGTCGGCGGCCCTAGCGAGCCGCTCCCAATCGACGGCAGCCTTACGCATCACGCCGCCGCTGATCGTGTGGATGACCAGCTCGCCCCACAACCAGCAGGCCAGTTCCTTGAGGCCGACGCCGAACCGGCCAAGTCGAGTATTTGCCTGGCGGTAGTGTTTGCCGATGGTCAGCATCGCCTCGATGTTGTCGCACCCGTTTCCGTCGTCGATGATCTCGACTTGCTTCTGCCCATGAAACACGATGCGGACCCAGTTCGCTTCGCTGTCGAACGAGTTGTCGCACGCCTCGCCCAGCGCAACCTTCCACTGCATCTGCTGCGCGTTGATCGACCGCAGAATGCTCGGGGGGATGTTTCCAAGATTCACAGTCCGTACTCCTTTTCGATGATCTGCCGAATCCAATGAGCCGCCTCGCGTCGTTGCGATTCAGGCCACCTATCAAGTTCAGTGCGAAGCCAGTCCCGCAGCCGATTGCCAGCCGCCTCGCCGTCAAATGGCTTTTCCTTCGGCGGCTTCCGCTCACGTACCTTTTCGCGGAGTTGCTTTCGAGTCGGAAGCAAGCCGTCTTCGCCAGGCGTCTCGGCCCAGTCGAGTAGCTCGTCTTGGTCGTCCTCAGAAAGAGTCCGAACGGCGTCATGGAAGCTGAATGGCAGACTTAAGCGCCGGCGCTTAACTGTGAAGATCGCGGAAACCTGTTTCGCCTTCGCAGCAGTCTGGTAATGCTTGCCAAGATCAGCAGCCACTTCCGCAATGTCGCCGTACTGAGCCTCGCCGTGATTGAGTCCGTCTCCGATCCACCACTGAGACGCACCTGCCACACTGGCAAGCCGCCCCATAGCCTCACGCCAGTCCTTTTCTGTTGCCGATTCGTCAAACGTCAGCGACGTCGGCGTCAGCGTGCATCTCGGAAGCGAGAGCGCAACGCGACCAGCAGCTGATACAGCGGTCGTTTTCTTGCTCATCAGGACACCCTTCACCACCACTCCCGCCAGCGTCACCTCAACGCCGGCAAATACCGTCCATTCGCACGACGCACCTCATCTCGGAACACGCCCGCCCCGCCGCGTCGAAGCGGCACCGTGCCTGTCACGAGGGCGGTGCATGTATTTGCCGCGTGACGTGCGGCGTCCGGTCGAGTCACCGATGGAGAACGAACACCGGCCCCGACTGCACTGATACGCGCCTCTAAAGTGCGGTGGCGACCCATGCGGCCGTGTTGACGGCAGCCGCTGCGGCCAGGGCGGGCCGTTCGTGTGCTATGTGCCTCGTCCGTCCTTGGTCATGGCGTCCGCACGTCGCATCAGCTCGTGGGCCAGTCGAGACATACGCTTGGCAGCGTCGGCAATCGCCTCGTGCTTGGTGTGGAACCATCCAGGCGTCCCCTCACGCTCGTACTGGTGAATCAGCACCACAACGTCGCCGCTCATGCGCGGCTCGACTTCGACGACGTACCCGATCCGCGGCTCGGTCTTTGTGTCGCTCACTTCGCCGCCTCCCGCAGCCGAAGCGCCTGCTCGAGCAAGCCGGTTGCCATGTCCACCAGCACGTCCGCCTGGGCGGCGCGGGCCGCCGCTTCGGTCGTGTACCACCGCTCGCCCAAGTCCTCGTAGGTGGCACCGTGCCGAACCAGGGGCCGGTCGCCGATCATCTCGATCGTGCCAAACGTGACGCCGATCATGCACGACCACCGGCCGTCGCGGTCAACGTCGATGCGGTCGCTGCGCCAGCTGCTGTAGACCTTCTGGCCAGCCGCTTCAGAGCCGCCCATACAGCCGACTTGCTGTGCCCCGTCCGTTCCTGTATCTGCTGGCATGTCATGCCCTCCTTGTAAAAACTCTCGATCCGCTCCACGTCCATGCGCACTCGCTCTGGCATGTCACTTAATCTCCGCTCCATCTGGTAATGCCAATCCCACGTGCTCGAACCTGTACACCGCACCAACGAGGCGAAGGTCGTACCGATGCAACTTGCCGCCCCACGTCATGTGCATGTTGGCTGGGTACTGCTCCCCGATGCTCGGCGTGTATTTCATTCCGCACCACGGGCCTCCGAGGAACTCGATGGTGCGTGCGTCGTCAAAACGGGATGTCGTCGGCATCGGCGTGCTCCTTGAACTCGGCGTGTGCCTTGGCGGCAGGCGTCCGTGCCGGTGAACGCTTGACCGGGGGGGGTGCTTTTTCCGCCGGCGGCAGCGGCTTCTGCGGGCTGGCGTGCCACTTGGTGATCCGCTGGTATTCCTTGCCCTTCGCGCTCACGGCGTTCTCCACGTCGATCGTGGCCACGCGGCCGACGAGCGACTGGGGATCCCAGTCCTCGCCGCGCTGCGGGCCCGCGACGCCCGCGGCCCGGCAGATCGCCTCGATCAGGCCACGCCACGTCTGCGGCACGATCGACTCCACCGGGAAGTGCGTGGCGTCCTTGCTCCAGGTGACGATGAGGCACGTGCCCGACGGGTTGTCGTCGCTCTGTTTGAACTTCAGATCCTTCTTCTCAACCTTGACGATGTCGCCGGTGTGCCGGCCGTCGGGCACCTTCTGCGTGTGCCCGCCGTCGTACCCGCCGCCGCTGCGCGGCTCCGCGTCCCAATCCCATACGTCGTCGAAATTCATGACTGCACCTCCGGTGTATGTGTCTGACCGCCCACGCGGACGATCACTGGTTCCAGCACCTCGCGGATTTTCTCGATCGCCGTCGGCGTTGAGATCCGCCCGATGTTCCACTTCCTGCACACCTCCACGATCGCCACCATCTGCTCGCTCCGCTCTGCGGACTGCCGCCGCCAATCAACGCCCAGCTCACCCATTGGCCACCTCCGTGCTCGGCTTCAGCTCCTCTCGCCGGGCGTTGACCAGATCCGTCAACGCCGACCACTGATCGCTCGACAGTTGCTCGGTCGACAGCAGCTCGTCGATGCGGTTGCCGATCTTGCCGAGGGTGCGAACGTTCTTCGCGTCGGCGATGTACTGGACGACCTGGTCGTACAGATCGGTGTCCGCCGGGGCCTTCGCGCCCGTGCCGTCGAACAGCGGGGCCAAGGCGTCGATGGTCATGGGCAACTGCTCGTCGAGACCGAACCGGTTCTTCGCGTCCCACGATGCGGACCTCTCCGCATGGATGATCCGCTCCTTGCCGCCGATGGCTTTTTTCCGACCGTCGCTGCCCTCGACGACGCGGGTGCGGAAGTTGCAGAACAACAGCGCGTCGCACCACTCCTTGAACAGCGACACGACGCTTTTTTTCAGTCGAAGCTCGTACCTGTCGTACCCGTCCGTCTGGTCAGGCGGCGAGAACCGCTTGACGTCGCTGTGACCGATCAGCACTACGTGCAGACCGGCGGCATGAAGGTTGTCGAGGTTCTCCACGAACCGGGCCATGTGCTCGGCCAGCATCACGATGCCCTTGCCGTACGAGTAGTCCTCCAGCGACGACTTGCCGTCCTTCTTGCACTGCCATTCACCGCACAGCCGCTCGGCCCAATCGACGCTGTCGATCACGACCGTCTGGTAACCCTCTGGGTTGTCCACTGCCAGCTCGGTGACGGCCGCCTTCAGCGACTCCCAGTCCTTGCACCGCACGCGATCCACGTCGAAGTTGGCCGTGCCATCCTCGACGTCGAGAAACAGCGGCCGCGGCCACTGCGATGCCAGCGTCGTCTTGCCGATCGACTCGACGCCGTACAGCACGGTCTTCGTCGGCCTCTTCTGCCTCCCCTTCACGATCTTCATTTTTCGTCCCTTTCGTTGGCTGGTTCGTCGCCGTCGTCCCAGTCGTCAAAACACATCTGCGTCCATATCTCCGCTCGAAAAATCTCCAGCTCACGCGGTGCCCGGAATGCCAGACGCACCGTGTTGCCGGCGATCTCCTGGACCACG